GCCGCTTTGACCGCCTTGACGCCCAGCCAGACCGCGACGGCAGTGGCCGCCACCGCCACGATAGCCGCAAGCCCCAGGAAGACAGACCCCATGCCGACGACGCCCTGCTTGATGGCGTCCATACCAACGGTGCCGGCGGTGCCCATGTTTTGCATGCCAAAGGCAAGGTTGCCGACGCTGTTTTTGAAGACGTTCAGGAGTCCCGTGGCGGTGGCCATACCGGCCTGAAGACCGGCCATTTCCGCACCAAATTTAACTACAATCTCACCGACGGTCGTGGCTTGTCCCCTCCTTTCCTTACTTCTGCTCGCCTACGAGGGACTGCAGACGTTCATTTTCCAGTTCATCACGCCGCTCTAAGTAGAGAAGCCATCGCACCATATTGGCGCCTGATTTGAGGCGGGAGTAGAGTTCGCCCCGCGTGGCGCACCCGAAGAGTTCCATCAACTGAAACTCGCGGTACGCTTCGGGCTGCTCACTCATTTTTTTTTCATGGCATCAAGGGCCTTCTCAGAGAGACCAGAGATATCGGCGGCTCGCATGGCAATGCGTTCAGTCGCGGCACCCATTTTTCCGTTCAACATGCCTCGGTCGGCATTCTTAAAGAGGAGTCGCTTGGTGGTGGGATGCCGTGTTGAGAGAATGACGAGGTCGGCATACATCCTGGTGAAGTCGATGTTATCGGCGCCGTTGCGGTTCATGGCCTTGATAAACTGTGTGCGCTCAAAGGAGGTGAGTGAGCGAATGAGCACCGTGACAATCTTTGGTTTGCCGTCTTTACCGGGTACCTTCCACTCAGGGATAGGCAGCAATTCTTCCACCACGTCGTCAATGTTGGAGATAATCGCACGCAGTTCGTCTTCATCCGCCGTTTCCAGGTATTCAGGCTCCTCGCTACGCGCCGCCCCGTTGGTATGTGGCTCCTCATTGGTTATATCAAGCGTGTCCGTCGCGGCATCCTCTTCGGCATCCTCTTCGGCTTCCTGGTCGTAGAGTGTTGGTTCCTCACCCGCCTGTAGCGCCCGGAGGCGCTTCTTCTCTGGTCGCAATTCGTGCCTTCTTTCTATCAAGTTGAACGTAAGTAAAAGCCACCATAGAGGTCAAAGCTCATGGTTTGCATCAACACATCCTTGGAGTCGGCTTTCGGGTCAACGCCAGTCACAATGCCTAACGCGTCCCAGCGCACATTGTTCGTCTTGTCCACATAGAGCTGCATGCCGACAACGTTGCCCAACTCAAGGAAGATGCGCCCATCTGTGCGCACACTGTCAATCTTGCCTGAGCCTTCTTTCGTCGTGGCCAGTTTACGCGCATAGTTGCCGGTTGCCTGAAAGGACGTGGTATCTTTGGTGTTCGCCTTGAGTGTGAGTGACCAATCGGTGGCATCGTCGAGTTGGGTCAGGTTGAAGTAGTAGCCCGATGAGATGCGCGTGAAGTTGTTGGTCGAGACCACGCGGGCCGTGTTAAAGACAATCACCCCACCGGCATATTGGAAGGTGTAGTCAGTGACCGTCACCCAGCCGGTTGAGCCGTTGGGCGAGTTCTGTACCACGATGGGTTGCTGCCAGTCCCACGATTTGTGCGTAGCGGCGGTATAGGTGATGTGGTCGCCACTATCGTTCGCCGTCTCATTCGTGGTGTTGATGGACGGGGTAGCGGCCATCCACACGTCGGCGCCAACCCCTGCCAAGGGAGTACCCAATGTTTCCTCCTTCCAAGCAAGGCGCTATACTATTTCTTAATAGTTATACTATTTATCAAGCGAACGCCAAAACTCCTGTGCCCTCGAACGAAAACGTCACCTGGTTCACGTCTTTGGCGTCGGACTTGGGGTCAATGCCGGTGAGGATGCCGGAGCCTGTCCACTTGTGGGTACCGGCGGCGTCCGTATCCATTTCCAGAGCAAAGGTGTTGCCCAGGCCATTAATGAGAGCCACCTGTCCATTCGTATCGGTCGCATCAAGCGGGCCGTCTATCTTGACACTCCACTCTTTGGTAGTGGCCGTCTTGGTCGCATACCCACTCGCCGATTGGAAGGCGGTGGTCTCCTTGATATTGGCCTTGGCCGTCACCGTCCAGGTATTCATCCAGGCGATGGCATTGGCCCCAGTTTTGACATTGGCGGAAACGCCAGCTAGCGGAACGCCCAATTTCTTTCTCCTTTACAGTTCGTAGGCCCTCGTGCGGAAACGCACCGGCATATGCCGGACGTTGTAGGCCGTTTCGTGGAGGATGGTACTCCAGTCATAGTTGATGGAGGCTACCCCGTAGTCGGCAAGCGTCAGTGGCGGGTTGGAGGGCGTGGTCTGCAAGAGCCGCCTGACTTCGGCCAGTATTTGGTAGCACTCGTCGTCAGAGCCCGCTTGCGAGAAGATGTCGAGCAAAAACATGCCGTCATTGTTCATCTTGCCAAACGTCGGCCCAACGCCGTCCACATGCTGCCCATAGGTGATGTAGGGAAACGACTGCCCTTCCGGCGCAATGTCAAACACACCAGTGATGATAGCCATGAGCGTCGTATCGCCTGTGAGCTTTGTCTGTACCGCTACTTGCAACTCGTACATGAAGACTGGCCGTGTCGCTGGCATCGTTGTCTACTCCTTACCCCCCGTAAATGGCATTTAATCGTTTAATCAGGCTCTTTTCACCAACGGCGTAGCCAGGCGTCATAAAATCACGGCCTGCGACCCAAGACCCGCTACGGGTGTGATGCCCAAAACATACCCACTCGGCGTACGGCGCCCTATTACGCAACTCGCCCCAAATGAGGGTTGCCCCGATGCTTCCCGTAAACCAGACCTCTTGTTGACTCTTGAGGAATCCCGTATCCACAGGGATGAGCGGCAGTGACGCATCACGGGCGTCGTTGGTCGCGTCGGAAACGGCTTGCACCACCTTTGCCTCTGTTTTCAGCTCAAGGCCCTTCAATTCACCTATCATCTCTTCGAGCCCCACCAGTTCAAGTGTAATGCCTGCCATGTGTTACTCCCGCGGCGTGAACAGGACATCGAACTCCTGTCCGATTGTAGCGTTGAAGAAAACCGCCGCCGCCTCTGGATTGATAACAAGCATCTCCAGATGAGCGGAAGGTGTCGCACTTCCAAACGGCTCACCTTGCACACCATTCAGGTGAATGTAAGCTGCCTCAACGCTTTTGGCTTCCTGCTCTCCTTGCGGCTTATAAAAGCCACGAGAGCGGTTGACCTGATCCAAACGAAACCGTGCATGTATCTGCATATGTTCTCCTTCTATCCGCTCATACTGGCCCGTCGCACCAGGACACGACGACAGACTTCGTAACTCTCAGGTGCAAACAGGTCAATCACGTGATAGGTAATTGTGCCTACCTTGATGCGATCAGAACCAAGCACATCCGTCCCTTTGGGGAGCAGGATAACCTTGGGCATAAAGCCCACCTCCTGCCCTGCGATGAGTTGCTCGTGCGGGGTACCGGTATTCAGCACTACGCACGGCACGGCGGCATGAGCGGTAGGATAGGTGATAGTAAACCCACCGGACGACGTCGGCACCCGTGTCTCACGCAAGATGTCACACGAGTCCTTGAGCACTTTCGTCGTGGCCCAGTTGGCAATCCTCGTGATGGCGGTGTCACTGATAACTGGCATTAGCCCATCCCTCCTGTCGCCTGACTTGGCTCTAAGAAGTCAAGGGTAAAGCGTCCACTGGTGAACGTCTCAACTGGACTGAGCCCTAATCCATCGAGTCGCTTCTCTGCCGCGTCACGCAGCAACTGCACCTGCTTGAAGGTTTGCGACTGCGTAGCGGAAACCGAGCCAGACACACTCACATCAGTACGCAGCGCAAAAACGCGCAGGAAACGCGTAAGCACAAAGAAGTCCATCAGGGCGAGATAGCCAATAACCTGACTATCAGGCACATCGGTCGTGCCCAGTTGGCTCTCTGGATACTCCAACCCTCGCAGGCTCTGGTCAATAGCCGTGTTATAGGCTTGCAAGAGTGGTGTGGTGTCCAACCCTGCCTCTAGCGCGATATCGGCATATTCGTTTTGCACGTAGGCCAGTGCTGCTGTACGGTTCATGACGACTTCCCGCCTTTCAGTTCGTCCTGCCAGTTTTGTGGCAGTGCCCCAACCCAGCCAAACTGCTTGGCTTTCCGAATAATGCACGCCTTGATTTGCGCTCGTTCGGCGTCATCGGCAGCTCGTCCCAGGCTGGAAACGGCGTTGGGAATGTCAGCACGGGTAAGCACCGGAAACGAGCGCCCACGCCCGCAAAAGGCACTTGAGGGCAGCTTATCGCGTTGCTTTTGGGTGAGGTCGCCTGCTGCCATGTGCTATGCTCCCTCCGCCGCTAATTCTTCCGCTGTGAGCAGCGTTCCGTCTTCATGGACACGTTGTCCCTCAGCATTGACGCGCTTGCCGTTCACGATGAATGAGCCGCCCTCATCCGGTTTCTGTACAGGCTGCGGCGGTATAACCGCTGGTTGTGCAGGTGCAGGTGCGGCATCGGCTTTCTTATCGGGCATTAGCTTTTCCCTCCACTTCGCCACGGAGTCAGACCCGTCGTCGCCATATGCTTGACGGGAAGAGATGTTTCGCGTCTCTGCGCAGCCTTGACCACGCCCAGGTTCTCTTTATGCGACGTGGGCGGTGTCGTGGTCTTCGGCGCGTATTTTGCAATCAATGGTGTTGCCATATTTTTCATCTCCCTCGACTCTTGAGCACACCGGCTCAAGAGTCACGGCTCCGCGTACTACAGCAAGCTTGTAGCCGGTGCCGCGTAACTGCCAGCCACATGCGCCGTGTCTAAAACGGCTGCGGCTACTCTATTCCACACACCAAAACCGAATTCACGGCCATAGGAACGGGAACGCAATGGGAAAATTTCATTGTCAAACAAGAGTTGCAAATCACCACTACCAGCGTTGCGTGTGCGCATCACCAAGGCCTTTTGTGGGCTGCCAACGAGCACCGCTACGAGATAGCCAGGGGGAATCCATGGCTTAATCCAGACCTCAGATGCACCGAACACGCCGATAGCACGGTTGGTGATGTTCATCACATCCAAATCAGCCATGGCGTTCGTCTGGTTGACAGACGGGGTTAAGCGGGCATCATAGTACGGGAAGAAGCCCGTGGCGCTGCGGATGAGCACCTCTTGTGCCGGATTGGCGAGTACCTGGATGGCCCCGCTCAAGAAGTGCTCGATGACCGTCGTGGTGAGCGTCGTCAGGTCAGTCCCAATTGATGCAGCTGTCGGGGAGCCTGTCCAGACTATCGAAGCGCCAAGGTAGTGGTTATGAGTTCCCGCGAAAGTCGTACCATCAGGCGCTATTGGGATAGGAGCGCCATCATTATTCACCAACGCCTTCATCGGCAGGTTGACATGATCGACGCGCCTATCTTCGAAGGTTGAGTTGGTGGGTGTGAACATGGCAAGCTTCAACTGCTTGTGCATGTTCTTGATATCGGCGTCCATCATGGCGTCCACTTGTGCCGCCAGCTCTGCGCCCGTCGCATTCTGGAAAAACAAGCGTGTCCATTGCAGGGCCCCACCAAAGAATTTGAGTGGGAAACCGAGCGTTGCACCTGCGCTAATCTTTTGCGTGGAGGGTGTACCGAACTCGTCCAGCTCTTCCATCTGCATGGTGTCCGGCCCACCGTAACGGCGTAAACGGTCGGTGGTCTGGTCGACAAATCCCGTCAGGGACTCTTGCAAGAGCTGGTTGTGGGCTGCTAGGGCTGCCTCAATCGAGGCAAAGGCGACATCCTCGCCAATCTCAGCTACGTTACCTGATGCGGCACGTAGCGATGCTAAGGTATCAAGGGTAGTTAATGTTCCGTAAGGCATAGTTTAGTCATTCCCTCCCTTAATACCGACTCTGAAGCACGAACACGCGCGTCGCGTCAATGGCCGCTGCAATGGGGGCCGTCCCGCCACCGGCGGAGACATCCGTCAGGCCACCAAGAACGGTCGTGGACAGGAAGTAGTCGGCGCCAGGAGTGAGTCCACTTCCATAGTTGAGGACGACGTGATACACCAGTGTAATAGGTTCACCGGTGTTGGCCTTGGTGGGAGCGAAGCCGCGCACTTTGGCGGCAGGAGCGATAGACGCACCATTGGAGCGCCACACCAACCCGTCAGATTTTATATAACAGGCGTCACCCGCTGCGATGTTTTCGCCTGCGAGAAGCGTAGGGAGTTTGCAGGCTCCTGGGTCAGGGCCGACAGTCGCCAGTGAGGGCGTGCCGGATTTGGCGATTTCTGCCAAGATACTCTCCTTCCCCGCTTGTCAAGAGCGGTCAAAAGGACTATGCAGATTAAATGCCGTAGGTTCGCTGTTTCTTGAGCTCACGCATGTTCGCTGCCACCAGGTCTTCACGAGACGGTTGGCCTTGCGCTTGCGGGTTCGGTCGGTTGCCCGGTGCTTGCCCGCGTGCCTGTTGCGCCAACTGCGCGATGAGTGGGCGAAGTTTCGCCACTTGCTCTAAGCGCGACTCAACTGGAACAGTGGTATCAGGAACCAGGGATTTCACTTCGGTTGGCCAATCCTTCACCTCTGCGGCAATCTGTGCATTGATTTGTTCGGCCAATCTTGTGTAACTTTCCTGGATGGGTTCGAGTTCCTTGACACGCTTTTCATGTTGCTCTGCTAACTGCTTGTACTCGCCAGCTTGCCGTAAGCGTTCTTGCTCAGCCACCTGGGCTTGCTCTTCCTGCTCTTTGGCCTTTTTG